TATCATCAAGATTGACCTGACCCTCTACGACCTCATGGCGTGGGTTGTTGCCCAGGTAAAGCGCGTCAAGATACTGCCTGAGTAACTGGGTTTTAATCGTCTGAAAATCGACCGTTATGTCAGCCAGCGAGAGACCGAAATGCCGATGAGGCATCAAGATGGGGGACAAGTCGGCAAAGGGATGGCCATCCACTATCTCGTTTTCCAGGATGGTTGAGCCTGCCTTGAGAATCCTGCGCCACTCCAGGATGCCGTCGCCGTCGTAATCAACCTGCACATAGGCATCAATCAGCCAGACATAGCGGCTCATCGGGTCGTTGTTGCCGCCGTCCTCATATTGTGTAGCCGCCTCGTCGTCGTAAACCCGGCGCATGATCGCTTCGGAGTTGTATTGCGCCCAGTTGTTGTCGTCAGTGAGCGAGAGGCATTCGTCTTTGCTGTAGCCCATCGCCACCAGGTCGCCGATTCGTTTCCTGACACGCTGGGCAATAAATGGAGTGTCTTCGATGGTCTTTGACCGACGCGAGACTAGGATTTCCTCCGGGGGCACGTTGTCAACGATCGTTTTCATCACCTTCTTTGTGCGCTTGATCGTGATCGAGTACACCAAAGGAGGGTTGTCAATGGCGTGCTGCATTTGAGCGAGCATTTGCCCGAGCTGTTGCATCGCCTGTTGGTTGCCCATTTGCTGGGCTTGAGCGTATTGTTGTTGCGCAGCTTGGAACTGCTGCTGCATTTGTGGTAACTGCTGCGTGTAGGTTTCGTCAACGTCTGAATCCTGAGATTCGACCTCGATTTCCTCCTCGTCGTTAGCCGGCTGCATGATCGCTGTGATCTGCTCCATCGTCTGGCCGACGTATTCTTCGCGGGTTACTTCCTTTTTTTCTTCGCTGTAAACTTTTACGTAACCGTTCTTTGACAGCAACGCATCCTTGAGCCACCAGTAAACGATGCGATAACCCTCATTCTGCGACCACAATAGCCAGTTGGCATATTCGGTGGCCTGTTGTGCCTTTTGCTCGTCGCCGGGTTTGCGTGGGGAGAATCGTGCAATGTCCTCCCCGCTCGTAAAGATACGCATCAGCGAAGGCATCGCCCATTCGATCGCGTTTGCCACGTCAGGGGATACAACGGATGAGCGCCCGTCAACTTCGGGAGGGGCTAGTTTGCCACTAGGTCGGACAAGATAGTATTCAAGAGCCGTTCTACGCTGCTCAGACAGCCGCCCGACATAGCCCAAGCTCTGCGAGACTTCCGCATCTACAAGAGCCTTTAGCTCGTCGTCTGTCATTTTTTGCATAGTTAGGCGTAATTCATATTGGCGTAATTCAGAGCGCCTTTACTCCACTCTGAATTGGTAAGACTGCCCACGCAGACCCCGAGATACCTAAATGCGTCCGCAGCGTGGGAATGATTATCATGCACCGGGGCTGTTGCCTCCCCTGTTTGCGCGTTGATGGCCCGTCGGTAGTTATACAAGTGATCTACCAGCACGTCAGCCTTGTCAGCGTCGAAATATACCTGTCCAAACATCATTCGAGCCGCTCTTATTCCGCTCTCAATGTCCAGCTTGGGCGTGATTCTAACATTCCACCCCTGAGAATCAAGCACTTCCTTGGCCGACCGCCCTGTCTGTAGGTTGCGGGTCTCACCATCGTGAGGGAGCCACATTTCGCCCCAATTCCATTTGCGCTCTCTTAACAGAGTGGAGTAGTAGTCCAGGGTCTTATGAGATTCTTCGATGTAGTCAATGATTCGTACGTCACTTGCGCCTTTTTGAACCAGGATGATCGACGTCTTATCATTCCAGCCCAAGTCCCATATCGCATGAACACGCAACATCGGGTCATATGGCAAAGGTCGTATGCGTCCATTGGAGCGCGACTCATCTATTTGGTCTTTGTAGATCGCACCAGGCACGTTATATACGTCCCAGCGGCCTTCCAGGAGCTGCTGTCGTTCAACGTCGGGCAGCATCATTAGGCGTTCGAGATAGCCCGTTCCGTCCAGGTGATTGTTGTCGGACAGCTTCGAGCTTATGAAGCGCCGGTGAATAAATCGCCCGTTGACATTGAGCGTGACCATCGAGTCAGCGCCGTCCTTCTTGATGCCGAACTTCTCCATGATCCACTTCGGACCTGGGTTGCAGCTTGCCCTCATCTTTGCCGATAACCGTTTGTCAGGTGAGCGCAGGCGAGAGGTCAAGTAGTCGTAAACGTACGGCGTTGCGAAGTGGCCCAATTCATCGATGCCAATCCACTGAAATTCAGCGCCCTGGTATTGGAGTACGTCAGGGTCACGTTCGCAGAAACCAAAGATGATTTTCGCGCCCGATGTGAATAGCCATTCCTTGTCAGCTTCGCGATAAGTAGCCCCTGGGTCAATCAAGGGATAGATGATTCGGGTTCGGTCGATGATTTCCCGGAGCTGCGGGAATGTCTTGCGGATAAGTAAGCCGCGAAACCTGGGGATTGAGATTGAGGGTTCTTCTTCTCCGAGGCCAAGGACGTCCATGATTAGGGCGTCACTGTTGTGCGTTGGCAGATAAGTAGTTCCTGCCAGGTAAAGATGAGACTTCGATGAGACTTTAATGCACTTCACCGGGCGGGATTCGCACGGGACTACCGCTGTAATAGTTACGTCACCCACCACGCCGCGCAAGGTTTCCAGGCCAGGGGAGTTTGGCAAGGTAAGCGCCTCACCCCATATCAGAGCATTGCTAAGTTGCTGCGTTGTGCGGACATATTGAATGTTGCCTTCGAGCGTGACCCAAAGGTGTTCAGCGTCCGCTACGATCTTAGACCCGTCACTAAATGTCAACTCGTAGCATGGGCGGTCGTGCATGACCTCAGAGATAGCCAGCACCTTACAAGGTTGTCCATGCTCGTCAAACACATCATCACCAGGCTGCAAATCAACCATAGTGCGCCAGCCGTCTGGAGTGGCTATTGGTGTGGCAAGGTCAAGGGCTTTCCCACCCCCTGCCGCGCCGCCAAACAACACCTCATCCTCAACCGCAGCAAGGAAGTATTCCTGTTTTTCAGTGGGCGACCAAGACTTGGGATTCGTCACGCAACATCACCTCTTTAAACGACTCGGCGACAAACTGCAACCACAGCCTGTCGGAATAGTCCCCAATGTCCTTTAACGCCTCATGGTGGGCATAGACCAGCTCCATAGGGTTTAGGCCGTAGTGTTTCTTGACCTTCATCAGGGCGCGATAAAGTGATACACGGCCTTGATCTATCTTCGCGGGGTCAACTGGGCTCATTTACTCCCCTTTTTGGGCACATAGGCTTGAAAGTTAATCTGCACGTTGCCAGTGATGTGTTTGCGCTCGATGTAATCGCCGCACATTTTCGAGAGCTGATCTAACGCCTTGAGTTCATCGCCTTGTCGCTCAGCCCTGTCTGCGATAGCTTGCAGCCTTGCACGACGTCCTTCGATGGTGTCCAGCTCGTGGGCGATCTTTGGAGCCGATAGCCTTTTGATAGCCTCGATAACCTCATTATTTTTCATATTGACGCCACCAGCCGTTGACGCCGATCTGACACTGTATCCAGCGGATATAGCAGCCTGCGTCGCATTGCCCCCATTGAGGACATATTGACGGACGAAGGCTTCTTGCTTTGGTGAGAGTGTCATATTCTTATTATACCTAATCTGTATTAATAGATGCTCTCTGGTGAATGTTTGAGCAAAGCGAGTCCTAACCGTAGCAAAACAGCAATCGACCCGCTTTAACGATGCTCTCCGGAGCCATGTCGTCACATCGCGATGAGCAGACTTATTTCAACCGCCAGGCTCTACTCTTGTCCCACCTTCCCCGCTTTGGCTTGCTCGTGTAGCGGGGTATCCTGATCTGCGCCACCGACGTACCGCACGCGATCAGAAAGCAAAAAGACCTCTAGTCTCTGCTTTTATGTGTTCACGGCACATTCCCCACTAAAGGGCAAAAGCAGAAGCTAGAGGCCTCTGTTTGTCTTGATGCCGTGAACATAGACGGCACCATTATATTCACTCAATCACACAGCCCGCAACCCTTTTTAATCCTTTTTTTTGATGCTGGATGCGTTGGACATTGGCATTGGTGTGTTCACAGGCCAGTTGGAATTGTCTGTGAGTCACCTCCCCGAGCAAGTCCCAATAGATCGCCGTGATCTCCCTGATCTTCGCCAGCTCATCAGCCCTAAACGCCGTCGTCTTGCGCTCCAGGCAGGCGACAAACATATCCTGACAACCCTTGAGCCAATCAGCGTCCATGACCCGGTTGAGCTTCATCAGGCTTTCAATCCTGTTCAAACATTCAAACAGAGGTTGCCAGCACTCGTGCAGGTTCCAATCTCCCCGGGACAACCTATCGACTGCAACTTGTATCGGGGTCATCTGCGTAACCTTTTCGGCGTTTGTCAGTAATGACGCCTGATACTTGGCATGGGCTATCGGGTCAACCAGCTGATAAACCCGACGGACGGTGCGTTTTCTCATTTTTCAGCCCACGATGATTCGAGCCTGGCTGTCTCCACCTCCATCAGCTTTTCGAGGTAATGATGAGCCTTTGCCAAATCTTTAAGGCCGTTCTTTTCTTTGTAGCGGGCGACATACTTTATGACGTTGCCCTCCAGGAAGCCAAGGTCATTAGCGATGATGAAATCCCAAGGCTGGATCGCCCGGTCTTTGTAGTGGCTGCCGCCTACTTGATGGTCGTTTGCTTTCATTTTTATCCTCTACTGAATAGGTTAGAATCATACCATATAAGTACGGAGACAACGCATGAGTTTTATGGACTGGTGGAAAAAATACGGGACGGCACACTGTCGGGCAGCGGTTGAGCGAGCAGGGACGACCTGGGCTTACTGCCTACACATTGCCCACAAACGCAAGCGACCAGGGCCTGATCTAGCCCGGAGGATGGTCAAAGAATCGGGGGACGTGCTGTCTCTTGATCTGCTTTTGTTTCCGTTGTCAGAGAAGACTGTATCTGTACCGAAAGGCGACAAAGACTGATTTATTGAGATATAATTTGCAAATCGGCTTATCAATTGCGTGTAACAGACGCTTAGATTGGTAAGCCGATAGGCCTGACGCCTCTGATTCTGTGCTGTTACCACAGGGTCAGGGGCGTTTTTTTTGGATGAAAATATGGCAACGAAAAGAAAGCCGATCTCAAAGAAAAAGCGCTTTGAGGTTTTTAAGCGAGACGGGTTTGTATGTCAGTATTGCGGTGCTCACCCACCGTCAACAATACTTCATGTTGACCACATCGACCCTGTTGCACTTGGTGGCAGCAACGAGATTGACAACCTGATTACGTCATGCCAGTCATGCAACCTGGGCAAATCAGCAACGCCGCTTACTGACATTCCAGATAGCCTCAAAGACAAGGCTATAGAGATCAAGGAGCGCGAGCTGCAAATCTCAGGCTACCAGGCCGAGATGCAAAAGAAGCGAGACCGTATCAACAATGAAAAATGGCGCATTGCCGATGTTCTAATTCCAGGCAGTCCGCAGGATGGTATGCGTAAAGACTGGCTGTTGAGCATTGCAATGTTTACAGAAAAGCTCGGTCTTTTTGAGTGCATCGAAGCTGCGGAAATTGCCAACGCCAAATTCCCTCGCAACGCATCAAAAATGTTTAGTTATTTTTGCGGCATCTGCTGGACAAAGTTGAGGAGGGAAAAATAATGGCCCGATCAAGAAACATCAAACCAGGGTTTTTTTGCAATGAAGACCTTGTGGAGTTTGACTTTGCAACCAGGCTGCTGTTTATCGGGCTGTGGACTATCGCTGATCGAGATGGACGACTTGAAGATCGGCCAAAGAAAATCAAAATCAATGTTTTCCCAGCCGATGATGTTGATGTTGTTTCAATGATGGACAAGCTCGCAGCAAAGAAGTTCATCACCCGATATGAGATTAACGGTGAAAAGTACGTGCAGATTGTGAACTGGAGTAAGCACCAGAACCCTCATCACACCGAAAAAGACTCCACCATTCCAGACATTCACGGTGCTTTAACCGTTAAACAACCGTTAGAGCCTCGACAATCACCAAAGAAGAACGGTGGAAATCCTGCTGATATTCTGATTCCTGATTCATTGATTCCTGATTCACCGATACCTGATGCCCGAAGTAAGCCAAAACCCGCTATCGCTTGCCCTCCCGATGTTGACCAGCAAACCTGGGATGATTGGCTAGCCTTGCGCAAAGCCAAAAAAGCGCCAGTCACTCAAACCGTGATCGACGGAGCTAAACGCGAGGCAGCGAAAGCCGGGATGACACTGGAGACATTTTTTCAGGTCTGGT